CAGGAGAGGCGGAATTGCGTATCATGGAAATATCGGGGCCACTTGCTGTTCCTGCGTCTGTGCATTCAAGAATGAAAATGTTGCCTGTTGCTGATGATGTGATATGCAAGTCAGAATCGGGGGCATTTGTCCCAATACCAACTCTATCATTTGCAGCATCAACTACTAAAGAATCGGTATCAACAGTTAAACCCTTACCTGCGGCAATAGAAACATCTCCCGATAAAGCCAAAGTTGCTTCTCCCTCAACAGCAGAAATAGCATTAGCATCGGAATAAGTTGAACCGACGCTATTCGGTGCAACAAGTTTTAATTGGTTATTTGTTGCATCTCTTACCAATAATCGGTCAGCGGCGGCATCTAAACTAGAAATGTCAGTCAAAGCACTACCTGTCAATTCAACATTACCTGCATTTCCTTTCATTTCTAAAATCTCAGTATAAACATTTGAGTTGGCATAAGCAACAGAAAGAGTATTGGATTCCTTTCTATTTGTAAAATACTGAAACTCCATTGTTGAGGAATCATCAGTAAATAAAACAACAGCAATAGGAATATCAAAATTACTCATTTCGGGAACTAAATTATCAGTTGAAGTAGTTCTAACAGCAAAGGCATTTGAGGAATCTACAACAACCAAAGAATAAGTTTTACCTGCCGAAGTGCTTCCAATAGCAATAGAACTTCCAGCAGTAATAGCGGCTTGTAATTCCCCATCTCTTACGACTCTTCCGCTTGTAATGTTAATAGCACTTTTAGTTGCGGCAGTAATATTAAAATCAGTTGAAGTTTTAACAGGATAACTGCCCGATGCATAAACAGACAATGCCTTAATTAAACCTGTATGTGGTGCATCTACTCCATCTGTTAATTGTGCGCTAACTGTTGTTCCTAATCTACTAAAGTGATACGGGTTGCTTACCATCTTATTCCACCTCCATTGTAATAAAAATCTGTAATCTTTCTGTTGCACTAAAAGGCCCAACACCTTCAAAATTAACTCTTTGTAATAGACTACCGCTTGCGGGCGTTGCGTGATTAAATAGGCCCGCTTCTCTAATAACTAGACCTGTGATATTAGAACCTAACACTTCTATTTTTACTTGCACGACATTTTCCGAAGATTTTTCAGCAACAAATGTAGTAGAAACAGAAGATAAAGGAACATCAAGAGTAGTTGCTAAAGGAGAGGTTGTATTTCCCCCTTGTCCTATTTGTGCGCTCAATATTTCTTCTTTTAATTTTGTTGCCAAAATTTTTCTAAATTCATCAGTTATCATAGGTCTTCCTCCAAGAGAGTTGTGTGGCTGATTGTTCCGCCTCCGAATCCAATGGTGCTGGCATTCGTATTTAAAGTGTGCGAAAAGCCAAGTGTAATACCCGTCTGCGTTCTTTTACGAATAGTTAATTGAATTTCTTTAATCTTTAAATTTTCAAAGAAATCAAATGTGTTTTCGTTTGATGGATAATCATTTCTTCTAAGGTAAGAATCGGTTTGGTTATTTGCTAACAATACTTCTGCAAATCTATCCTCTATGTTTTTAATATATTTTCCTAAAACAAGAGTTGTAATGCCGCTAATTTGATATTTCATCTCTAAAACAACATAAAGGTTTCTAGGAATATTTTCTTGTTTAATCTCAACAATAACGATATCTCCACTTGAAAGAGTTTCAGCGTCTCTAATGTGAGTTTTTACATTTAAATTGCTAACATCATTATTGTGTGTCTTTAATAAATCAAATGCTCTCTTATCAACATCAATTTGAGATTTTAATTTCTTATCAAAAAGTTCTAATGTCTTTTTACCAATTTGCTTGATGCTTCTAATATTTTTCTTAATTGCCCTATGACTACTCCCATAAACAACAATTTCGTTATAGAAATCAAAACCGCTATCAACTAACTCATACTCAAGAATATTATCATCATTAAATTCAAATTTAGAAACCCTAGACCCGCTATCAATGCTTCTTGAAGTAAGGGTTCCTACTGAATCAAATAAATCTTTGTCTTTCAAATTTAACAAATATTTTGATAAAGCATAGAGAGAAGTTCCTTGAAAATCAGGAGAAGTGTATATAGAATAATTTGAACGAGTAAGGGAATGAGTAATATCATTTTCTTTAAATAGTTCTTCAACTAAATCTTCGGCATCTTTTGATATATCAAGAGTTGAACCAATAAATGCCCTTTTATCATCTTCCTGTATATCTCCATTTACTTTCAATTCAAAAGGTTCGGAAACAGATACTACCCCTTCAAGATATTCAGTTCTATCTAAAACAAGTGATGAGTAATCCCCATAGTTTGATAATTTTGTTCCAGACAAAATAGACCTCTCACCATCACTTAAACAAAGTTCTAGTTCTGTGTTGTCTAAAATTTCATCTATTTCAGTCCTAGTTCTTAATACTGTAAATCCACTATTCGTAATATTATCTGAATCAACAATTACATACATGGAGCGAATGCCTTCATTAGCCATATTTTGACTACTTGACCTATCGTTATCCTGTCCACTAAGATAATGAAAATCTATAATGTCTTCATACATTTCGTTTCTATTTGACTTTTTAGTATATTTTCTAGAAAGATGATTAATGCTTATTACTTTTGGCGATTCATTCCACATACAAACTGGATTAGGTTGCATAATAACATATTCTTCATTTGTAGCATCTATATCTATATCTGTGATAATCCATGAATAGTCTTCTTCATTTGTTATGCTTGTTGTGGTGTCATAATTATGAGAAACAATATAAGCAATACCCGAATCAACATGAACATCTCCGCCAAAATTATTTGTTCGGCTAATGGTATTTCCTTGACTATCTTTCCCTTTAACGGGAACTAAATAACACCCCGTTAAATCAACGAACTTTAAAAAATTATATTTACCAAGATGAGATAATTTAAACGCATGGTATTGATTATTTCCTACTGCCTTTCTTGTGCTTGTTGCTGCAATAGTATCATTAGTATCAATAAAGAATTTATATCCCGCATATACTCCTGCAACATTGGTTCTTTGTATGTTAGAATTTTGGTTCTTAAAATACGCATAATTTATTCCTGAGTAAATAGGAACATGTAAATCCTTTCCACTTCCTAATGCACCCGATTCATTGACTGTTGTTAAAAACATCTCCGTTGGCGTTGTGCTTTGCCCTTCAACAGCAGAAAGACCATCTTGAACACTATATTTATCTAAAACTGTAAATTTGTATCTAGTTAGATTTGAGTAATTAGAAGAGGACAAATCCGCCGCCTCAAAATCAGCGTAATCAAATTGTTTCATAAATGCTGCTAAATGACCGTGTTTAACAGTTGCCTTTGTTTCAAATACAACATTTCCTAATGTGCTAACAGACGCTGAAATAGCATTACTTAAAGTAATTGCTCCTGCTCCAGAAATACTTGATACAAATGTGCCAGCAGGAACATCTCCTCCAATATAAGATGAAGTTATTCTATCTCCTACTGTTAATTGTCCGTGTTGTCCAGCAACATCTAATTCGGCTGAACCGCTTCCATTAAATTGACAGTTTGATAAAGTGATGGTGGTTCGTAAAAAGGAACTCCCATCATCTCTAAGCGTTAAAGGACTTGACATACCATAATTTCTTGCTTTGTCAAACTTAACCAATTTTTGACTATATTTATTATTAAATTCATTACCCGAAACTGCAGAAGAATCACTAAATCCATTATTTGAAGGCTCACCAAAAATAAGGGCTTTTTGGGGATGAAAAGATTCACTAGGAGATGCAGCACTATCATTAAAATATGCTGCGTCTTTTAATCTTCCTGTTAAAGTAGCAGAATTAGAAACATCGCTGGCCTTGATAATATAAACAAGACCCGTGTAGTAATTTCCATTGTTGGGTTTATGATAAACATGAGCAGATACATCTGCTCCACTAATAGAAATAACTTTACCCCAAATAACACCATTTGTTAAATCAACTAACAAATCGTCAGCAGACATAACAGGCGTATTGGTGAAAGTAATGGTGTGTCTAAAAAGACTATTGTAAGCATAATCACTAGTATTCGCAATTGAAGAAACCGAGCCACTACTATTTGCTACTTGAGATATATCAAAATTATATACTTCAACTGGCCGAATAAATGCTTCTTTATTTATTTTTGTTTCTGGATTGATGGGATTAAAAGCAAAATCTGTCATAAACTCAGTTAATCGCATAAGTCCAAATCTTTTTAATGAAGACAGAGTTTTATTAGACTCAATAATTGAACTATGGGAATACGAACCATCTAAATGTGTTTGTCTTGTTGTCTGCCCTTTTACCTTTTCTTTTTCTTCCGAAAGACCCGTATCTTTAATATTTTTCATACTTAATAGTCCATATTTTTTAATATCTCTTGTAGTGCTATTCATTAGACTGTCTGTTCTACTAGAAGAATAAGGGTAAAGGTCGGAGTTGATAAATAAGAACAATCTACTAGCAGTTGGGTTTGGACTAAATAAAGAATCTTCCAAATCATCTCCTGTGGTTATCCCACCTGAATAATCAACAAATCTAAGATATTTAAGTTGAGTTGAAACATTCGCATAATTTGGAATAATCGGCCTAGCATAATTAGAGCAAGTTGCAGGTAATATTCCTCTTCTTTCAATCGGAAGTATCTTATTTGATGTAGAACCTCCTAACTTATTATAATTTACTTTATTTCTCCCCTTATATGCCGTAGCATAATAATTGTATATTGGAGCAGAAGAAATTTGTTCTGTATTAAGATTGCTTAAAGAAAACCTTGATTTTTCTGCTCCTATTTTACCTTTTTCTAAATTAAATATTCTAAAAATAGAATGTCCAAATTTATTTGAGTAGGATTTATAGGTAGAGTTGTCAAAAGTTTCAAAATTAATAATGTTCAATTTTGGCCCAAGAAGCGCAATTGTTTTTCCTCCATGCAAATGCTCTCCATTTATTAAGTGCAATTCGTGATGATTCTTTGCCGAAGGTATTTGCACTAGTGCATTATCATTCCAAGAAACATTTTTGTATGGAAATGTTCTTTTTATTTTTAATTGTGAAGGATAACTTGTATGCCACCCTCTATTTATTTGTTTGTGTAGCCTTCCAACAAAAACTCTTTCACCCGTTGTCAAGTCTTCAATATAAATGGGAGTATTATAAGGAATGTTATTATTTGAAACACCATCAACATCAATAGAACTCCCATTTGCATCAAGATTGCTCGCTCCTTTTGCGTCTGCAACCTTAGTGAATGTTATTTCTGAAATATTCTTAAAATTAGGATGGCTTCTTCCTAATGTAAGAGGAACATATGGAGCCAATTTAACAACATTATTTGTTTCTTCTTTTCTTACAGAAAGAATTGTAAAGTCAATCATTGTGTTAATTGTTTCTTTACCTGAAGCAAAGATAGTATCTTTTGCTAAAAATATAGAGTCCTTCTCTCCGACTGAATCAGTATTATCTATATTATATCCTACTGCTCTAACTTCTGTTGAGTCCGATGAACTTCCTGCTAAATCGCTTTCTTCTGCACCTGCCGAAGTTAAAACGGTTCCTTCTCTGAATGATAATCCTTTATCAGCCGCCGCACTTAAATCAGTTGAACTTGTAATGGCTAAATTAGAAGCCTGTGCTTTATTAAAAATAATTTGATTATGTGCCTTCTTATATACTGTTTCTGCATTTGCTAAAATTGCAGGGAAATCTTCTAATTCTCCAGTTGTTGCTGATGAAACTCCCGATGAATCAATTTTTCCTATAAATCCAATATCAGTATATATTTCTGTTCCTGCCGCTATTGTTAAACTTCCGCCAAAATTGACCGTTTTATCATCAAAACCTAAAGTCGTAATAGTTGTTCCTAAAGAGGTAAGGGAAACATAAGGACTTCTTGAAGAATAAATAGTATCTAATGAATATAAACTGTCTTTATTTACAATAGGATTTACTACCTTGCTAAAAGAATTTCTTCCTGATAAAACCACAATATTGTTTGCATTTTCAATTTTCTTATTTATTTTTTCAATTGTTCCAGTAAATACTTCATAAAGTATAACATAGTCTCCCTCTACATATTCTAGTCCATTATCGTCAGAATCGTGATAATTGTTCTCAAAATTTAAATAAAGCAATTGATATGTATTATCAATACTGACTGAACCATGAGGGGAAGAAGGAGTTTGGTAATCAACAACTGTTGCTTCAATAGCGTTTGCAGAATCCGAATATAAAACAACTCTTAGTTTATCTAACATTGTATCTTCAAATCTAACTGTTGTTAATAAATTACTATTTACTTTACTGAATGCTCTTCTATACACTTTTGTTCCAGAAGTAAAAGTATTAAGAGTAGTAGTATTCGTAAATTTTCCTTCAGTTTCTAATCTACTAAAATCCTTGATAACAATGTTTGCACCGTTTCTTCCATTTACGATACATATTCTATCTCCAATCTTTATTTCTTCATTTGCCTCAAAGTATTCAGAAATATTGATATGTTCTCCATATTTAGGATTTCTAAGGCTATAATGAAATGTGCTACCTGCGCTTAATACAAAAGAATCAATTTCACCCAATTCAATAAAATCAGTAAAACTACCCTGCCCTATTGATTGACGAATGCGATAGTCTTGATTTATTGAAAGTTTTTTACTAATAATCTGATTATTATCAATAATTTGTGTTTCGGAAAAACCCGCCTTACCATCAATTGATTCTTCAACATAAGAATCAAAAACATTTGGTAGTAGATTACTTTTCATAGGTGAGTCTCTATAATGAGTATATCTCGTTAATCCATTCAAAGAAAGAGCAGAATAGTTATCATCACTATCTCTTCTAGCATTAATAAAACAATCATTATAATCAGTATATGTATTGTATGTTCCTGTTAATACCGAACTTTCATTACTCGTAGCAGTATCGGGGTCGTCTTTAATTTTTAATTCATCTTTTAGTTTAACAACATAAGAGTATTTACTTGAATCAATAATTCTGTAATGAGTTTCAGCCATTGTTATAAAAGAAACCTTTTCGGAACTTGCACTTAAAGTAATATCATTTCCAGTATTAGTTTCGTGAAGTCTAACAAAATATTTAGTATTATGGTCTAATTCATTATCTTTTACTGTTTTGTCATTATAGAAATACCATAATGGTCTTGATACAACATAATTTGCTCCGAAGGTAGAAGCATCTAATCCTCCAGTAATTGCAACAATTTTAGTAGAATTAGAAATAGATGGCCCTTTAAAAATCATAAACTTGGTTCCCTTAGCAACTCTATTACCGAGTTTAGGTTCAAAGGTAAATGAATCTCCGTTAGAATCAGCATTTTCTACGGTATCAATTTTAGCAAAGTGATGCATATTAGCATCATCTGAATGAATTAAAACAAAGTAATTATCTGTTGTTAAGTCAATACTAGCCAGATTAACTCCATCTGTTCCATCATAGCATCTTATCGTGTGGCCGTTTGTGTTATCTAAATTAGAATATTCTGTTAAAAGAGCAGTTCCTACTCTTTCAATGACGGTGTTCACATTTGAACCAAGTAAAGTATCATCAGTATGAATAATTCCAAAAACTCTTTGAGTAAATGCACTATTCTTTGTAATTTTAGGATTAGTGGGAGTATCGTAATTATCATCTGCCGCAGCATTATGAATAGAAGTCAAACCACCAACTGTTAATGTCATAGATTTTCCTCCTCAAATTGTAAGAATAAAAGCGTTTCGGAAAATTTTGGCATAAGACTATTGGTATATCTAAATGATTTTTGGTAGTTTCCAATAACAGCCAATTCATGTATTTCACCCATAAATTGACAATCGGCAGAAGCACTTACATTTCCCGTTGTTTTCTTTCCAATAACAATATCTTCTCTTCCAAAAGTTAATATTTCTGTTGCCCCTGACTTTGTTGAAGTTTTAACTAAAGCACCGTTATAATAAACATTAAGTTTTTGCCCAGTTGAAGAATAGCCAACTGCAACATGGTGAATATTGTCAATATATTTTGGTTCTTTATAGGTTCTTGTAAATAATCTAGTAGCACTAGATAAAGCATTAACAGTAGTATCTAATGTAATATTGCTTCCGGCAATACCACCAGTAGTAATAGTCCCTAATAAAGTAAAATCAAATTCATTCTCTCTAATAAAAACTTGCTGTCCTTCTGCAAAATTATTCGGGTCAATGCCTTGAATAGTTGTTGATGGGGAAGTTATTGCAACAAGGTTAATACCAGCATCATTAAATCGGATTCTGCTATTTTTATCAAAACCTTCAATATGGTTATTAAAATTGGTATCTCCATATTGATAAGAGCGATTATGTATTGCCTTAATTACAGTATCGCTTTGAAAAGAAGCACTTCCAGAAGAAGTAGAATATTCAACCCTTATTGCGTATTCTGCTGGTTGATTAGAATTTATTGTAGTAGTATTGATTAAATAGAGAGAAAAATTTGCACATTTAAAGAAACACATTTTATGCCCGAACCTATCACTTGTTGGAAGATACGCTTCGCTTATGAATGTCCCTGTTCCGTTAGCGGGCATGACTCCCCTTCGGTTATTCTGTGCCGTTCTGCCCTGTCGCCCTGCTGATGCGCTCCCGTTTATGTCGTATGGAGTCAGCAAGGCTTCAACCGTCCAGTCGCTTTCATGCCCCCATATCCCATAAGGAATATCATCGGTTGTGTCGCTTGAAGTGGACTCAATATCAGGCACATTTTCTGTATAACTGATAGAAACATGGGAATTGCACATGATAGGAAAAACAAGACTTTTTTTCTTGCCTACATATACATCATACATCTAATCACCTCAAGGGAAAATATTTGCCTGTTTAAAGTCCATAGTAAAACTTACATCAGTTGATTCGGCATTTAATTGAAAACCAAAAGTAGAAATATATCCTTTAATTCCTTCGCTATTTTGTGTATCTGGAAAAACAAATGGTGCTGGAACTCTGATATTGTCTTTTTCATTAGCATCTCCTCTTGCTCTAAAAGTAAAGGGAATTAAATCTCCTCTTGAACCTATACCAGAAGAGTCATCCCTATCAACAAAATTAGAATCAACATTTGAAGGAATAAGAACAACCAATTCATTAAAGTTTTGGTATTTAGCAAGACTTGAAGAATCAACGCTGGCCGCAATCATTTGGGCAATTTCTTGAGCAGTAAAGAAAACAGTTGTATCAGTATGGCTTTTCTTAATATTTGCATCAACGATAAAACCTTCTAATCCTATTGTTTTTTCAGCCGCACCAAAATCAGCACCAACATTTAATGATTCTCCAGTAGCAATACTTGAAAGAGGAATAACAAAATCTAAAACTTGTCTGCTTACACTTATGCTAACATTTGTAATTTTTAGAGGAATAGTATCCACAGTTAAATCATTAGAATCGCTAGCAAACGCATTTAGTTTTAAATATACATAGTCGCTCATTTAATCACCTCAATAATGAAGAATTTAAAGTTCTATTGATACTTGTGCTGAACATTTTACCAATCTTTTCTGCCATTTTCTTCAATTCTGCATCGGAAGAGTTTTTAACATCCACCTTTATATGGAAATTATTATTGATTACTGTTTCTTGTTTAGATGAAGAAAGCATCTTTTTACTGTCAGGATTAGAATGAACTCTTGCACCTGCCGGTAAATTCAATAATTCTGGCCCCTCTTCTCCAACAACAGTCAAACCCCCCTTTGAAACACCACCATCCGCCATAAATTTGGGCATTTTGAATTTATTAACAAAACCAACAACTGATTCTACAAGTTTAGAAATTGGGTCAGCAAATAGTCTTCCAAGCATACCACCCAATAGAACAATACCTAAGCCCAACCAAATAGGAACTTGAACGGGTAATAGTGCAATAAGCGCAACTGCCGCTAAGATACCTAAAGCAACAGAAATTATTGTCCCAACTGCCTTTTCAAAGGGAACAGTATCCCACCATTCTTTAAATTTAATTATTGCTTCAACTAATAATCCACTTAAGAAAGTCAATAAAGACCCTATAGTGACCACGATAAGACCACCTATTAGTTCTAAAGCACCAAAAGCCATATCCTTAAGCCCATCAATTGTCTTTTGGAAATCTCCTTCCAATAATCCATTGATAAACATCATCATACCATCAATGTATTTTCCTACACCATTAAAAATTAATTCAAATCCTTTCTTTGCAACATTTACTACTAAATCAAAGGCCTTTGAAAATACTTTTTCATTCTTTTTGATAAATGCTACAATACCAACAATCGCAGCAACAACAAGAACAGAATAAAGTAGCATCTTTGTGAAGAACTGAATAACTAAACCTATTCTAGAAAAGAATCTAACAAGACCGTATTTGCTTTTACTTCCTGCTTTGAGTAAGCCAGAAACAGAATTTCCGCCAAGCCACTTTGCCCTTTTATTAAAAATATCCCAAGAAGAGAAAAACTTTCTAAATCCTTTTTGATATTTACCTAAAACACCAGTAAGTTCACTTTCTTCATTTTTAAGTTTTCCCTTCTTTTCTTCTCCGATAGTAATTTTTCTTTCAAGAATAGCCTTTTCTGTTTCAATATCAGCATTTTTATCAATACCATACATTTGAGCAATAGTATCTTTATCTGCTTCGTCTGCTTTTTCTAAAGCAGTAAAACCTTTTAACTTTGCTTTATCATTTCTTACTTGTTTATTTGCTTCTTTATATTCTCTTTGAACAGTTTTTAATTTATCAGTAATCCTATTTACATCCTTTTGAGAAGGAACCATAGAACCAAACATTCTAGTAAAAACATTTGCAGTTTCTTTGCTTTCAGGTCTTAATGTTCTTATAATTCCACCCATCGCATTTAAGGCAGTAGATGTTTTATTGACCAACCTAAACATTCCAGGCGGTAAAAACCCATACATAAACTTTCTAACAGTAGTGGCTTCAATTCCTAAAATCTTAACATTTTCTTCTGTGCCTGTTAGAACTTTAGCAAAATACTCTAAAGATGTTCCACCAGCATCAGTATAGGCTTTAAATGATTGCATGCCTAAATTAAAACTAGCCATGTTTTTATCTGACTTCCCTTGTTGGTCTGCTAAAGTTCTCAAAGACCTCTGATAAATTTTTGTTCTAATATTGAGAGAATCTTGGACATCATCCGTTTTTTCTAATCCTTCTCGGTATTGTTTTTCCCATGCGTCTGCCGCTTTTTTAGCGGCAGTTGTTTTATTGATTGCTTCTTCTTGTTGTTTTTCTGCATCCAATCTATTATTCATTGTTTGCATTAAATTAACAATAGTAGTGTTATTTCTATCCAATGAATCATTTAAATCCACTAGACTAGTGTTCATCAACTGTTGCTGCCTTTTACTCTTATTACCTGCATCTGCTAATCCAATCAATGCTTGTTCAACATTAGAAAAATTAGTGGCGAGAGCAGCAGAAGTATCATTATTGTCTTGTAAGTTATGATAAAGACCCTGAAGCATCTGGTCATAATTATTCATGCTTTGAGTATTGTTTTGAACAACCTCTCGTAATAAAGCATTTGAGTTAGAAAATGCTCCGACTACATTATTTGCTTTTTCTTGAGAAAGAGACAGGTCAACTAAAGCAGTCTCAAATTGGCTAACTGTTGATATAAGAGTTCCAAATTTTCCATTTAGGCCTTCTAATTCTCTACCAACCAAGTTGATTTGTTCTTTAACATCTTTAGTCAAAGAATCACCTCGTAGCCTTCTCCATTTCTTCTGCTTCTAATTCTTTTTGGATATAAAACATATCTAATAATTCCGAAACTAAACTAGCAGGTAATTGATATACCTCTAGTGGGCTGATAGAAAACTCTTTTGAAAGCGTATAGACTATTAAAAGGGAAGCCTCCTTTGGAGACAATTTTCCCGTTTTAAGACTATGCTTCAGTTTTCTTCTTTTCCCGCATCATCCTCCAAAGCATTAAGAGGATTCGGAAGAACTTCTTTAAGTTGATTGCCCACATATGGAGTCAATCTAAGAATATCAATTGCTGTAAGACTGGGTTCAGTCTTTGTAATGAAATTTTCAACCATGTATTTGAACATAGCATTCAAGTCCAAATCCATGCTTTGTGTTTTTGTGTTAATTTTCATAACAGTATTCAACGCTTTATCAACCTCAATCCAAGTGGGTTCTTTTACCCAAACCTTGAGGTATTCGTCTTTATCGGGTGCTACACGAATATAATGTAGCGTAGGCTCGCTTAGTGCAAAAAGCACACTTTTATCTGATACAATTTTTTTGTTCAACATTTTATCCACCTTCTTTACCAACAAACAAACAAACGGTGTTGGTGGAATATTATTCTGCTAACTTAGATTTTTTAGTAGTTTCTTTTTTAACTTCCTTTTTCTTAGCAGGTTTCTTCTTGCGTTCCTCTTGAGTAATTTTAATCAAATCATGTCTTGACACCATTTGAAATCACCCCTGCAAAACCCAATGAGTTTTTACAACGCAGCCATCTATTGAATCATCATCTTGGTTGGCTAATCTTCTCGGCATTACTGTTGCCTCAACAACAATCGGCCCTTTATCGTCGGCTATTGGGAAATTATTTGCAGAAATAAAGTAATCATTAAACCTCAAAGTAATGCTTTCTCCATTGGCTTTAGTAAAGACTAATTCAATTATTTGAGAGGTTTCCTCTGAATTGTTTAGTAGGGCAGTATAAAGAGCATCATCGGACACATGACCTGTAAATGAAATCTCATATGTTCTTTCGGCTGGAATAGCCTCTTGAACATCTTTGCTTCCAACACCTAAGAACCTTCGGTCTTGGAGATTATTGTTCATTGTCAATGTTAAAGAATTAATCTTCAAGAAAGTTTCTCCTAAAACCTTAAATGTTCCATCAGAGAAGAAGAAAGGTTCTCTTGTTTCTGCGGCATTTGTGGTGGCTTCATAGTTAATAAAAGTAGTTTCATCATTTACGCCTCTTCTGGCATCATATGTTTCATCTTGAGCAAGAGTATGAATATTTCTAGTATTCAAATCAAGAGTCATTTTAACTTCTTCATTTTCGTTTGCTGTCATCGTTAAAGTATTGACTCGGCAACCTCTTGCGATTTTAACGAAGTTTAGGTCTTCTGCACCAGATGTATCTGTTCTATATTGATTACTTCCTGTTAATTTGGAAAGGTTCTGTTCAAGCGCAAAAGAAGGAAGTAAATCTCCATCCTGTTCATCAAAGGTATATGTGATGGCCTTTGTTAAGGTAGTGCTTCCCGTTGGGCGGTCTAATTTATGATAGAAATCTAATTGAGCATCAGTAGCCTCAAAAGGAGCAATAGGTGGGCAAATTTTATTGCCTACTGTTCTTCTAAAAATTGGGCCAGTTTCTACAATACCAAGAATAGTGGAATCATCCCCTGCGGCAACTTCTCCTGTTGTAGCGTCCATAGAACGAATTAAAAAGGCATTGTTGTCGCTTGAAACGTGGGCTAATGTTTGTCTATGTGCATCTGTTGATAAAGCAGTAGCCAAAGCATCTGTGCTACAAATCAACTGAGTGCATTTTCCTAAGAAATAATAAAGCCATGCACCATGATTAGACACTAATCCAAGATTTCCTCCAGAAAAAGAAGTAATTCCTCTATACTGGAAGGTTTTATTTCTTGAACCGCCTAGAGATAAATTAACTTGCTTAGTTTCTATTTCTGTTGTTGGAAAAGAAGCACTTTCAAGAATACCCATCCATTCGTCGGAAAGGAGTCTTTTTGCACTTGAACCGTCATCTGCTGGTGGAGCAGGAACAGGTGCGCCGTATGATTTTACAATGAAATAATCAGTAGAGGCGGCAGAAGCAGAAGGAGTAATTCTAAAGGAATTAGCGTCATTTGCAGTAATTCTGTGAGTAGATTGAAGTGCATCCGAAGTATTGTATCTTTCTAAAAGACAGCCTTTGTAGAGATTTGTAATTAATTCTATTTGTCCATCAAAGGTTGCATCCACTTGAATAACAGATTGCGCTGAACCGTCTAATGCCCCTCCGCCGTCTTTTAATCCAACTCCAATGAATATATCATTCTCTGGAATAAATGTAATACTTGCGCCGCTTCCTAAAAATATGTCTGTGTTTGCCATATGCTTCTCCCCCTTTTCCAACTAACTTACTAGGGAATAGATAATGCGAATCTTTTTGCTTCTAAATTGACTTTATATCCGAATAAACGCTTGGCTCTATCATTTGATTCGCTTCTTGAACCAACAAACAACTGATTGAACTTTGAGCCATCACTTGCCGTATAGCCCTTGCGCTTACCCTCAAGAACCCTACGCAGAATCAAGTATATAGCCCTTAGCCTGTCCTTGCCGTGGGCGGAATCCTCGCCGCCTCGTTCATCGTGTAAAACACGAATATGAAGTGTAAATGAGTAGGTTTCATTTCTAATATCATAATGAATAGTTGGGTATTCAATATTCTGGGAGTCTTCAAAAACAACAATTGTTGCAGGTGTGCGACTTAAATCTACTCTTTTTCCTTTGTTTGCAGTAGTAGTTCTAATATCAATAACATCAGGAGTAACCGCATGAGAAGCAGAAATAGTTCCTGCGCTGACTAAAGCAGTAGCGTTAGAAGACCAATTGGTATTTATCAAATCTATGAGAAGAGAGACTTCATCCAATTTTCCACCTCCGCAGTTATTTGTTTATTGATTTCTTTTTCGTATGCTTCCATCGCAAACTTAACAACTTCATCATCACTAAAGGTAATATCAGTTCCTAATGATTCCGATAGTTCTTTCATGGCTAATTGTCTTTCCTTTTGAATTTGAAGTAATTCATTAAACTTGGAAAGGTCAATTTCAATCGCCATTTTATTCGCCTATTAATCTTGGTTGCCCATCTTGTTCAAAAATTCCCAATTTAATAATTTTTATTGGATACCCCGCCATATTAGAATATACCGATGTTCTTTTAGAAATTACCAAAGTTTCTCCATTAAAACCAAAAAACGGCTCAGCGAAGTCAATAGATGTATCTGTATGTTTATTATAGTCAATAATATAATCTTTATATTTTACAGATTTTTCATCGGTATATTTTTTCTGTCTAATCATATCCATAACCATATTTTCTAATTCTTTAGG